CTAAAATCCAAACTCCAGACATACGCTTATCATACTTGGAGAAATCACCTGCAATCATTCTATCAGGCCCAAATTGGGTCAAATAATGATACATTTCATCCCACTCATACGACGTGGTATTGGTACCTGGAGCTGCCTCAAAAATATACTTATTATTTTGTACGACTCGCACAAAAGATAACAAATACTTTCTCATGACAAAACTCCAATCTGCCGGAGCACCACCAAAAATGCGAGTATTACCATCAACAATCTTTTCGAGAGCGCGTGGCTCATCTTTTAGATGTTGAATGTATACGGGCATATGTCGCCTCCCACTACGATAAGTAGCAATAATGCGATCGACGCGTTCATAAAATGAATCATCAAATTTAACATAATCTTGCCACTCCTCAAAAAAGCAGGGAGCACTAAGAAAACAATTCTTTTTCTTACGCCACGGGAACCCCATAGATGTTTTACGGTTCATTTTATCAATAAACTTAACACCTGGAAGTCCATTTAATGTAGCATCATTATCTAACACAATCATTTCCTTAAATTGATCAGCAGGCAGTTCCTTAATAACATCAGTTGCAAATGCCTTGACACATGCAAGGACATCCGATCTACTGACATTAAATACTTGACCTACAATATCCATAGCACCTTTACGCCATGGTCGCCAACCGCGCATCTCAGGAGCTCCTGTTTCCACAGGATAACCCCGAGCTCGTACGGCATCAGCAATATACGTATCAGTTACCTTAGAACGATTCTTTGGACGGAATCCTTCCAAGCTACCATACACCGTACATACACCCTCGTCAATGTAACGAAATGTGGATTTATGATGCAGTTCACCCACAGCTATGGGTTTACCATCTAACCCTTCTAAGAAAGGTACAGATGATTGAATTTGAGAAGCACTGAGTTCAATCAGCGCTTTTTCAACATCCTCCCGAAAGATCCGGGAAGAGCCAACAATATTGTTGGATCCTCCTTGCACATGAATTCCCAAAATGACTGGTCCACTGGGAGTGAAACCAACCAAAGTGGAACCACAATCACCACGAACGGTGTTATATTCAGCAGAACCATATACAGCTGGAATTGGAGGACTAAAAAGTGTACACTCTCCATGACGAATGCCACGAATATTTTGAGTATTAACTACTCCCATTTCATCACGATTAATCTGCACACCATTACAAACAGTGCGAAATTTTTCGCTTGGGAAAAGATCAACAAGTCTCTTTCTTGCTGGAACAGAGTCCATACAGAAAAAGACGAGATCGCGCTCTTTAATAAAAAAGCAATCTCTCTCATAAATTGTGTAAACAAATTTCGAACCCAGTCCCGTGGAAGTGGGTCGAAAGGCTATAGTCAATTCCAAACTCTCACCGTGAAAGTTAAAGGCATGAGCATTGGTTACATACATATGACCAACAACACAAAGAATACGGCAATCAGCCCGCAAAGGCGGTTGGCCATCTTCATGATGTCGAACAATGCAGTTAAAACAATTAGTCGCTACATCCTTCACAATTTGCTCAGGTGGTAAACTCTTCCACGAGGAAGTCAATCTACCAACCTGAAACTCATCAGGTTCATACTCATCACGGTACCAAGGATTAGGTTTCTCGTCCTTCACCTCAATACGACCACCTTCTTCCCAGCTTGTCTGAATCTCATCCTTGTTGAAGAAATACTTATATGCCGCCCATCCTGCAATAATAACAGGAATGGTTAACACCATACTTCTGATAACAGGGTGTCTTAGACGAGAATCTTGCACTCGTCTACCTAAATTGGAGAAGTAGGCTACAACGTTTTCACGTTCTAAGCGCATCTTTTCTTCAAAGGTAAGTGATTGACTTGCGATTTTCCGTCGCAGGTCTTGCAAGTAATCAGCAGGAACTTGAATAGTTCGC